CTAGTGAAAGAGGTAAGATGATTACTCAAAGAAGAACTGAGCATAAAGCAAAGCGTGGTGTTAAGACTAAAGGTGTAAGAAAAGTTAGTGAAGCAATGGATTCTATTGCTGAAAAAATTAGTGCCTCTGGTTACGCACGTGCTAAGAAGTGGAGAGAAGAACAAGCAAGGAAAAAGGATAGAGATGATAATGCAAAGTGGGAAGAAAAAGCTAGGACTCATAAGTGGGATGGTAAGAAATGGAACAAAAGGGACAAGCCAACTCATGAGAAAGGTACAGGACCACACGCTAGGAAAGCAGCAGAACAAAATGAAGGTGTTGTAGATGCTATTAAGAAAGGCACTAAACGTCATAAAGATGCTGTAGATAAAAAGAAAGTTGCTAATAGAAAAGCAGTTCCTTATGAAGCACTAGCAGCAGAGTATAATCCAGAAGGTAAATCTCTTTCAGAACTTGCAACTGGTATTTTGAAGAACAAACCTGGTACACTTGGTAGTGCTGTAATGCATGGTCTTAATGCTGGTAAGAAGGTACCTAATAAGGTAAAGGCTTCTGAAGTTGCTAAGAATGTTAAGGAACCATCTCAAGCTTCAGTTAATGAAGATCAGATTGATGAAAGACTAGGTGGTAAAGGATACTCTAGGAAAGCAACTAAAGGAGGTGGTGATTGGCCAGACTCTGATAGAGGTGCTGGTAACAAGGCAACCAGAAGAGCAGGTGGAACAGTAAAGAAAAAATCTCCTACCTATCAGGCATATGTTCTTAATAAAGAAGAAGTTGTAGATGAAGCAAAGGTAGACTCAGGTAAGTCTCCTGAAACTAAAGAGAAGGAAAGAAACGTCCGTAAGTTTGGTGTCAGTCACAACGTTGCTGGTCATGGTAAACTAAGGAGAGCACTCCATAGATCAAACCGTGGAGATAAAAAGATCAAAGGTGATAAGTCACAGTATGTTGAGACTGAATCAGTAAATTTTGATGAAGCAACTCGTCTCAAGAAAGAGAAGGGTTACGACAAGGGTGGTACTAAGAAACCATCTGGTAAAAAGGATGCAGCATTATCATTCGTTCTTGATAAAATTAAGAAGGAGCATGGTAAAGGTGCTGTGATGGGACAAGGTAGTAAGCAACAAAAGAAAAAGAAAGGTGAGAAATCCACTGCTGGTACTGGTAAGTATCTAAAGAGAGCAAAAGAAAAAGCAGCAACTGCTGCTGATGCTAAGAAACGTGGATTCAAAAGTAGTAAGGATTATATTGAAACAATGGCAAGGTATGGAGGTAAAGACAACTACGATAAAGGGAGGGGTTTAGGTACATGATCGATGAAGGTAAACCTCATCCCCATGATAGTATGCCACTATCAAATGGCACAAATAGATATGCACCACCTGAAAAAATGATTGAATTAGAAAACAACCCAAGACCTGAAGAAGAAGTAGCAGATGATTGGTTTCAAAGTAATACTTATTCTTCACGACATGAATCTACACCTGAATTTGAAAAGGGTGCTAAAGAAGTAGTGTCAATGCATGAGAAAATGTATCGGATTGCTACTGCAAGAAACAATCCATTTCATGTAGGTGGATCAGAGAATGCTCAATCTGATGTAGATTATATTAAGAAACATTCACCATGGCCAGGTGGAGGATCAGAAGAGTGGCACGATTCTAAACCAGGTTAGTAAGATGAATAAACTTGATGAACTAAGCGATCAGTTTAAAAGGAGTCTTAAGGATGAGTTATTGGATAAAGCTGGAAAGAAACATAAAGAAGCTAAGACTTATAAAAAAGTAATGGCAGCAGGAAAACAAGCTAAAGAAAAGTTAAAAGACCCTAAAGGAATTAGGGGTGTAAGTAAAGGTAAGTGGGGATATTATAAGGGCGGTAAGTTTAGACCAGATTAAGTTGGCTATATAGGGTAGAATTTATCTATTACTATGATTAATTTTTTAATGCCCATTGCGATCAGTATCATCAACAAAGCAGTTGATAGGATACCTGATGATCTTGATTCTGTAATTAAAGATTTTGTTATTAAGTTGCTGAAGAAAGCAGCAGCTAAGACTGGTAACAAAGTTGATGATGAACTAGTTAAAGCACTTGAAAAAGCTTTACTAGAAAGTTGATATTTTTATGATCTAGAGTCCATTTTTATTATAAATAATCTTAGATACAACGCAATTCTGGGAGTTAAAAATGGCACTTTGGGGAGTTACTGACGCAGATGAATCTAAGCCTAAGTGGGCTGTAAGAGGTGGTGCAGTTGACCCCTCAAATATCTTTGCAACCGCAGATGGTTGGGTACTTAGACACTATAAAAACGCTGCTAAAACCGCACACTGGGATGAGATTCTCGTTTCTGTAGATGGTTTAGTTGGTGCAGGTGGAAGAGGAACTGATACTATCGCTGCTGCAGATATTACTGCTGTATTCTTTGAGGAGACTACATACGCAGCTGCTGCCACTGGAACTGTGGTCGTTATTTACAACGAGTTAGTTGATGTAACTAATGGTGCTACTCTTGTAGTTACTAATACAACAGACAGTGCAAGTATAACTGCTACTGCTGCTGCACAGACAAGCACAAACCGTGTTGAATTTACATTCACATGTGCTGCTGCTGATAAAGTACATACTATTGGTGCTCAAACAATCTCTGGAACAATTAAAGACGCTGGTACAAACACAGCATCTGACAAGGTATTTGTTCTAGGTGATACTATTGGTGCTGGTGGTTCTGGTTCTACTAAGACAATTACAACAACTTAATGAATGAATTTTGACGAACTGAATGAAGAAACCTTTCTTCTGTTCGCCGTAAAGCATTATGAAAATCCTCATTGTGTTACACGTGAGGATTTTGATGAAGATATGAAGCGTTTCAAATACTTGAAACGTCTTCTAAGACGTTATGTCAGAGGGGGTCCGTTGAGGACTCATCTTATTATTAACCATCTTATTATCTTATATAATGTATTCGGTGAAGCAGCAACTCCTTTGCTTTTTTATAAATTAGAAAGGGAGTATTGGGGTATTCTGAAAACTATACTAATCTATTTGAATAAATACCCTATAGGTATGCTTCCAGAACTGGAAGAGGATCCTGATGTTAAAGAGGAGATCATAAAGATATGACATTAATGACGACTGGTTCTACTCCTAGTGCAGCAGGATATAGTGAGAAGTCTGATGCTACTGGTCCAGTAGCAGGTGTATCTCCTATCATGAAAATGCGTGCTAAGGTGAAGGATAAAAAGAAACTTGTAATGCCAGGTAATAAAATGAAAGAAGATATTGATCGTATTAATCCTCACGGTCCTAACAGGTTATTCCAGTACAAGGTTAATATACCTGAAGTTGGTGAGACCATAGTTTATGCAAACTCTCCAGCAGAATTAAGACAAAAATTAAGATTGATTATCAACCCACGTTTCAGGGAAGGTATAGATATTGAAAGAATTTTTCCTGGTCAAGCAGCACAATTCTTTATGCAGAAACGTATGCAATTTATGCGTAATGAAGCGGTTGATAAGGAGAATCAACAGATGGCACAAGGTAAAATTGCCATTGAGAAAAAGAAAGTATTACTTAAGAAACAAGCACTTCAAAAGCAACTGCAATTAAAGACACAGAAACTGAAGAAACAAGTAAGAGCAGGGGCAGAGCAAGACGAGACAAGGTAATGGATGTTAACTCTGCTATATTAGAGAGATTAGAAAAAGTTGTCTCGACCTTACAGGAAAACTCTGTAAAGATGGGGCAACTTCTTGCTGTACACAATGAAAAACTTGACAAGCAAGATAGAATAGATGCTGTATTGTTTGAGAAGGTGGAGTCAGTCCATCGTGAAGTAAATCGTAGAGCAGAGGAGATAAAGAAAGGTTGTGAAAGGGATATACGAAAGGTTGATGACCGCCTTAAGGTCATGGAGAAGAAGATGTGGACTATTTGTGGTGCTCTTACTGTTGTATCTTTCGTCGTTAGTCCAGTCGGACAAAAAGTAATACAAAACTTGACAGATCAACCACAAGCTAGTATGATGGAAGCATCTAAGCTCCATCGTAGTGTCTGAGTTTGTCGATGCACATTATGTAACCCTTCTTTCTGGTAGACTAGACAAGTTTAAAAGGAAAAAGGAGAACTTATATAACTTCCGATGCCCTTACTGTGGTGACTCACAGAAGCACAAGAGTAAGGCAAGGGGGTATTTTTTTCGTGTCAAGACGGATATGGTGTACAAATGCCATAACTGTGGTGTAGGTAGGACGTTACCAAACTTCCTTAAAGATCAAGCACCTGATCTCTATGATGAATATATCATGGAGAGATATAAGAAAGGAACTACAGGTAAAGGATCGTATGTTCCTAAACCAAAATTTGATAAACCAGTGTTTAAAAAAACTGGTAATCTTGAAAGTATTTCTGATCTAAATAATGAGCACACCGCATTAAAATATCTACGTGATAGAAAAATTCCTGAAAAATTTTTCGGAGAACTCTTCTACACAGGAAGATTCTATTCTTGGACAAACACGCAAAAACCATCGTTTGATATCATCAATAAAGATCAGCCTAGGATCATTATCCCATTCATTGATGAAACAAAAAATTGGTTTGGATTCCAAGGTAGATCCCTCGATGCCAGAGATCGACTCCGATACATAACGATAATGTTAGATGAAAATAAACCTAAGATTTATGGACTCAACAGAATCGACAAAACAAAACCAATCTACGTTGTCGAAGGACCATTCGACTCGCTCTTCTTGGATAATTCCATTGCGATGGCTGGGAGTGACGTTGATAGTAGGTCGTTTGGTTGGAGCAATTATATTTGGGTTTATGATAACGAACCTCGTAACAGAGAAATCGTCAACAGAATCACCAGAACCATCGACAGAGATGAGAAGGTAGTGATATGGCCAAATGATATACAACAAAAGGACATTAATGACATGGTTCTTGGTGGACATAATGTTCAAAAGGTGGTAGAATCTAATACGTACCAAGGACTAGAAGCACAAATCAAATTAAATGAATGGAAAAAGGTATGACACCAACTGAAATTAAGGTTGTTAAGAGAGATGGTGAGACCACTACTCTTAAACTTGAAAAAATTCATAAGATGGTTGAGCACGCTTGCGAAGGTCTTGCAGGTGTGTCTGAATCAGCAGTTGAAATTAACAGTGGTATTCAATTCTTTGATGGAATCAAAACAGAAGACATACAGGAGATCTTAATAAGGTCTGCTAATGATTTAATAACATTAGACAATCCTAACTATCAATTCGTTGCTGCTAGACTACTTCTGTTCGGTCTTAGGAAAGCAGTC